GCACTACGTATTGCATCTTCATCAAAGTAAGGCATATTACGTAACTGCCTTAATTGACTTCTATTCATTTTATGTCTATGGATAACGTATTCACATTCTTCCATATTAGTTGCGTTAGGGTCTGGATAGAAATCCCAGCAACTTACAAATTCTATTCTAGGTACTCTAACTTCTAAAGGGTTATATGTTCTATTTCCTGATTCATCTGTATCCCACTTATGAAGTTTTTTATTAAAATTAAATGGTCCTTTTACAATCCCTGTACCAAGTAAAGCAGATTCTAAAAGAGCATTTCTCATTTCAGCATTACCATTAGACTCTTCTATTTGGTCATGGATAAGCTTTTCCATTCTTCTTGCAGCTCTTTGTGCAGGAGATAATTCAAGTTTTTGTGGGTCAGGACTAGCACCATCTTTTAATATACCTAACTCTTCTGCTTGGTCTTCAAGACTATCTTCAAAAATACCGTTGTAGTAAGTAGCTCCGGGCTTTAAAGTTTTGCCATCACCTTCGTAACCAACATCATAAGGATTTCTATTAGCACCTTCTCGATTACCAAAGTCATCAGGTAGTTCACCTTCAGTAGTTTCTAATCCGGGTGTAGGGTTTGAAGTATCTAAATGTGCGTAATCTGTTTCACCTTCAGGTATTTTAGTTTCCGAAATTCCTATCGGAAATTTACCTGTACCAAAGATAACATCTACAAGTTGTCCAAATGCTGCAAGTACTTTAGTCTTTGTAACTTTTACAAATACTCGAGACTTTTCAGATTCTCTAAACTTAATATTTTTAGCGTATAAACCTCTGTAGTTTTCATATGCTCTTAACCATCTACGTTCATCAGTTTGTCTAGCATCTTCAGCTATTTGAAATCTATCTTTAATAGTTCCAATTATATTTCTTTGTTGGTCTTCTTCAAGTGTAAGCTGAACTCCAGATTCACCTTCAACTTCTTCATAGATGTTGTTAGCTCTTAAGAATGTATTGTCTTCTACCATATTAATAACCAAATCCTGTATCAGCAGGTTTATATAAATCTTCTTTTATTCTTAACATCCTATCATGAGGATGGTCCATTCTTGGTCTGCTCATAATTAAATACCTTAGAGCATCGTAAGCATGGTCAGCAGCATGAGTATCCACATCTTCTGGATTACTTTTAGATAAAGGTAAACCTTGAAGTTCTTTAATTAGATTGGGACATGTATTAAATATCTGCAATCTAGGTCTTCCAGTACCTTTATTTACTCGTAAATGCTCATGTATTTGAGCTTTACCTGCTACTCTATTTTTATCAGCTCGTCTTAGTTTATGTCCTTTATTAACTAAGATTTCACCTATGGTAGGACCAGTATAACCAGTCCTTGACCAAGCTGCTGTATCTAGTACACCAGTAATGGATTTTATTTCATTACCTTCCATTTCGGTAATTGCGTCTCCGAGTGCTTCGCCTGTTAGACCTTTCTTGTATAGTTCTCTATATATTATGATGGTCTTGTCTTCAGGGTCGATAGCAGCCCATAAACAGCAACTCTCCGCAGCATAACCATAGTCTACTGCTTTGACTCTTTCCCACCACCCCGGTAACTCGAAAGGTGGTATGACGTGAACCGGAGGTTCAAACTCAGCAAAGGCTGCTCCTTCATTTATGTCCCAGTTACCTTCTAGCAGTTGTTTTCTTTGAACTGCTGGTAAGGACTGTAGCATCCTTTCGTATTCACCGTCTTCTGCTAAGTATGGGTTATCCTGTAACTTAGCTGGTATAAACTTTCTAGTGAGTCCGTCTTTACCTATAAAACTTTTATTATGTTCTGAAGGTTCTACGTATCTCTTTTTAACCCAAGAAGCTCCAACACCACCGGGGTTAGCTGTACATCTTAGATATGTTTTAAGTTCTGGATTGGTAGTTCTTAAACGTGATGCTAAGTAATTCCATCCAAACTCTGTAGGTAAGTGAGTTATCTCATCAAACCCTATCCAACTGTACGCTTGTCCTTGATAACGATAAACATCTGCATCTCGTTCCAAGAACCCAAACTCAATCTTTGCTCCACTTGGGAACTGCCATAACTTTTCTACTTCTTTAAACTTAGCACCTTTAAAGGCTCTAGGATAAAGTTCTCGAGATTTATCTATAATCTCTCTAAGTTCTGGCATAGACCTTCTAAGTATCAAAGCTCTATGCTCTGTTATGTGGCAGTATCGCAATGGGTCTATTAACATTGCAAAACTTTTACCACCACCTGCTGCTCCACCGTAAAGAACATCTTTCTCACCAGCAGCAAGGAAGTCTGTTTGAGGTCCTTCGTTTGGCATAAAAGCCACGTAAGAACCTGTTTCATCTATATGCTTTTGTATAGGGTCAGGTAACTTTTTAGTTTCTGACTCAGTTAAAACATTAGATGTTAAAACTTTCTCTTCTTCGTCAAGTTCTTTCTTGACTCTAGCTAAACTTCTTGTTAGCTTTTTAACTTTCTGATTCTTTTTAGTTAGCTTCTTTTTTGCTTGTAAAGCCAATTTAAGTCCAGATAGTTCTGAATTTTTAGGTCTACCGGGTTTCTTCTTCGGAGTACCATCTTTCTTTAGTATATAACTCCCATCAGGATTTGTCAAGTACTTTTTAGAATTATTTTTATCTTCGTCCATATGTTTTGTCTACGTGTTTTTTCAATCCGGGTCTAGACATCTTTCTTCCTGTTTCTGCCTCTAACCAGTCTACTCCAATACCTAGACTAATTTCACCATGAAATACTGCTTCTGTAACTTCTTTTAATACTTTTAATTCTTCTTCAATAGGTCTAAGAAAAGAATCAGAGTCTTCATCTAACTCATACCCAAAAGGTATGGTTGAGGAAGTCCTTGTTATATAACCATCTTTCATTTTACTTTTCTATAAGCTCTTGTTTTTCTTGCAACTTTCTTTGGTTGTTTACTGTGTTGCTTTCCTTTCTTAGTATCTTCTCTTTTCTTTCTTGTTGTTCTTGCGTATTCTTCTTTTGAGAGTGCCTTAATAGCCTTCTCTGGGAGATACCTTTCCCCTGTTTCTGACGATTTCTTACCACTCTTGGTACGCCATTTTTGTTTAGTCCAAGCTCTAAGACTTCTTTGACTTTCTTTTAGTGACATTCTTTTTCTCTGGTGTTAAACATTTTTTAAATAGTTTAGCATATATTTTGTTTAATTCGTTCATCATCTTAATCATAAATTCTTTAATCCTTTTCATTTTATTTATAGCCTCCCCCTTTGGCTTTATATTCTTTTGCTAAGAGCTGGGCTTTCCGAGCAGACCATTGTCCGGCTTTACCACCTTTAGTACCGGCTTTAATCTTCTCGAAAAGCCTCTTACGCATAGTCGGCTTCGTATAGTTACCGGCTTTGTTTACAGTTGATTTACTCTTCGTCTTCTTTTTTACTGGCATCTTTGCCTCCTTTATTAAAAATTGAATCCCAGTTATCTCTGTATTGTTTTGAATGTACGTTTACTCTAGGTGCAGCTCCTTTGCCTCCATGCCATGAAGGTCCATAAAGTCTGCCTTTATTTTTTTTGTTTGTCATTAAAACAGGTTTGTCATCGCTTCCTAGTTGTGGCATAGTCTACCACTTAACCTTATCAGCCCAATAGGCTGCTGACATTTTACCTTTCTTAATATTTTTACCATGCCTTGCTTTAAAAGAACGTCTTTTAGCTTTCATACGTGCTGATTCACCTGCTTTAGGTTTTCCAGCAGTACCAGAAACAGTACCAACTTTTTTACCTTGTTGTCCAAATCTAATTGTTTTTATTTTGTCACCTTCTTTAGCAACAACAATATGTGATTTAGTTTTATGTCCCGGAGTTCTTTTAGGTTTGTTATAACCAGATACTCCAGCTCTTTCTAATCTACTATCTTTTTTCTTAGCCATTAGTGTACCGTCCTTTTCTTTACTGTTGTATCGTGTTGTAGTTCTTGAATTTCTCCAAGTACTAACAACCCGTATTGTATAGCTATTCTATTTGCTTCTCCTACTGTATCTGCTTTAATATAAGGACCAAGTCCTATACCTTCTTCATTAACAAACTCAGTTATCCAAAGCTTAGTCATTGTTATCCATTACCTCATACTCACCATCTTCAGTTTCTTCTAAGTCTAAAGGGGCTTTATCAGGCATAAGAAAGATACCACCACTATTCATATTATGATTGACATCTATTTTATCTACCTTAGATACACCTACTCTATCTAGTAAAGTCTGTGCAGCAGCTAGTTTGTTATTAGCCTGTACTATAGGTCTTTTAGAATCCATTATTTCTACCACTTTAAATGCAGCTTTAGGAGCTGAGTTAGCTAGTATCTCTTGAGTGAGTTCTAGTATCTCAGACTTTAAAGTCTTTACAACGTGATGATAGTGTGAAGTATAACCTGCAAGTTCAGCAGCCTTTTTAGCATCACCATGAGTATCTACCAAATGGTTGAGGAAAGACTGTTGCTTTTCAGTTAGTTCTCTTTTTCTACTTTTATTATCTATAGTTGGTAATATAGCCATGCATTTAGTATACCGTTTGATTTAAAACTTGTCAAGTGTTTTTAAGTTTTTTATCTTTTTTGTCCAAAGACTTGACAAAAGTGAATTTGAAGTGTACAATAACATTGTGGTCCCCCACGGTCAATATATCCCCCAGAGAACAGAAAGTCACATCTAAATGGTGGTGGAATTCTTGTGTCTAAAAATACCTTTAAAGTCTTTAAAGATTTTAGAGTTTTGATGTCGGGGCGTTAACTAGTTCTGGTTAATGGTCATTTTCCTGTATAATGTATAATCATGCTATAGATATATAGGGTAGAGGGTATGGTCTCCTGCCACCCCCTAACTAGATTTGAGATTGCATAACTTTAGACCTCAATGGTTTCTATCTCACTTGAAAGGCTTCGGAGTTCCTCAGGCTATTCTAAAGATACAAAGCCTCAAGAATCTTTTGTTGTTACCTTGAAGAATCTACTTTGCAATGAAGTAACTCAAGTATCTTTAGTACTATAAAGCCTTTCAAGTTGCTTTCTTGTTTCCTTATTCATCTTGATTCTATGTAAATTTATATAACTTGACACTCACTCGCAGGTGTCGTTCTGTTATCAAAGCACTCAAAGTATTTCCATATTGTACATATCGTAATGGTATAAATACTTGATAATCTTTTGTGGTTATGGTCGTCTTACCGACTATCAAACCTTGGAAGTTTATCAGGCTTTAAAGTAACTTTTGTTGAGAAACAATTCTAATGTCTCGTGAAAAGCTATTAAAATAGTCATAATAATCTCCTATGTAAGCTGGTTTACGATATTGTAAAGGTTTTAAAGTGACAAATGTTTACAGTATTTCCTCGAAGACTCGGAAATCTATAAAACTTTTACTGCGTAAAACTCAAGCATTTGCAAC